GCTCTAATGCTTTCACTTCCATAAAGGCATCATAATTAAGTTCCTGTATCCCTCGCTTTGCGTGAAACAATATTTTATACCTTTCTTCGTTATTAACCAAAGAGTGGTTTCCAGAATACATCAACTGAAAATTATTTACTATATCTTCCAAGCTTACATACTGGTAAGACCCCCAATTTTTATTGGTAGGAGCCGCTCCTGCATTTTCGTAATATTGATATTGTGATAAATATGCCATACTATTGTTCTTGGTTTTCTTGTTGTTCTATAGATTGACCAAACTGCACCGTGGCTATCTCTCTAATAGACATACCTGCGTATTGTAATATTCTAGCCACTAAATTATTTACATCATCTTGAGGAAGTTCAAAGTCTTGATAGTCTGATTGAGACTGGTCAAATATAGGTTCTCCTCCTGTAAGTGAAATATAGGTCCATTTAGGGTCTTTTGGGTATCTAATATATTGCGATACCACCCTACCTATTTGGCTTACAGAATCAGGATATAAGGTTAATATGTTTCCTTCTTGAGTATAAGCAGGAAAAGTAGTGTTAGGACTAGTAAGCATTGATTTAGTAAGCATAGTTATTTTACTATGACTAACTGGCTCTGCTTCATTTTTTAAATCAGCCTTCTTATAAATAGCATAAGGGACACCTGTTATAGTCAAAGAAGCTACATTCAAAACTATTGTTGTTTGATTTGTAACAGAAGCCACTTTTAAATTTGTAACTACAGAGTTTGACAATACAATAGAAACAACATCTCCTGCTGCCACTCCATCTGTTTGAAATGTTGCGCCTGAATCTATTAACTGAGTATTGCCGCCTCCAGTTGCAGTAGTTGTTCCTGATGAAGTAACCGTGCTATAAATTAAAACCTTATTTAAAAGATAATAATCCGAACCTGTAGTTGCTGCGGTAGGAACTGTGTATTCATTTAATATACTTTGAGACAAGCTTGCCGTGATTGAAAAAGTATCTATTACTTCTTCATATCCTCTTTGAATATCTGCGTATCCAGTTCCTGATACTCTCCCATTTTGTTTATTAATCTGATTATTATATGCTATAAAATATTCATCAAAAATATCTAACTGTGCTTGTTTTGCAAACAAATTAAAATCTGATGGAGATATATAGCCGTAATTATTCTTATTAAGTATAGCAAGAACTGTATTTCTAACAGCATTTATCATCGCTTTCTTTTTTACAAAGATAAGCAAAAAAAAAGAGGTCAATTATTTTTGACCTCTCTTAGCAATCACTAATCTTCTAGTAATTTTTCTAACATTTTTAAAGACTCTATTCCGTCATCACTCTGTAAATATGACGATACAATATACATAGGGTCTTCTCCAAAGGGCACGGTCAACATCTTCTTTTTGTTTGATGATGTATTAAACCATACTTCTTTTTGTTTGTTCCTAAACGATAGCAATCCTTTATCAAAAAACAACTGCACATTAGACTGTAGTTTTAACATAGGGTCATTAATCATCTTTAAGAACGTATGAGGGTCGCGCTTAACAAAGATTAATATATCTCTACGAAGCTCTGCCGTGCTCATTTGCTCTGTATTTCTTCCCAGCAAAACTCTTGATATGGTTTCAACCTGGTCTACAGAAAGCTTTCTAGCTTCAATAAGAGCATCTGCTTCTATGTTTAATTGTTCAATCTCTGCCGCTGCATCTTTTTCTTCATTCACTTCAACAAACTTTTTACCATTCAATGGGTGATAATATAAAAACTCTTGCAATACAGGATTGTTTTTTGGAACTGATAAGAAACCATCTACAAAGTCAATAGGTTCTCTAACTACTTGTCCATCTTGCTCATCTTCAAAACAAGACCTTTGGTTAGGAGAATATCTCAACACTCGGTTGACTCCTTTGTCTTCGTCAAAATGTAATAAGGGTTGTCTTCTTGAGCCGCCTGAAGGTAATAAAAAAGATATTGGGGCTCTATCTCTAGTAAGTTTGTAGACCTTGTCTACTAATGCATTTTTTTTCATTATATATAAATTTAATTAGATTTAAAAAAAAAGGGAGGCGGTTAAACCTCCCTTAGTAATAATACTACTCTTGGAATAAGAAGAAGTTGTTTGCACCTAACGTACATACAGCTCTCTCAGACAAGAAGTGTACTTCCATAGCATCTAAGCTAGAAGTTGCAGCACCGCCAGCAGAACCTGTAATCCAAGTTTTGTAACGTCTGTCTTCTGTTTCAGAAGCTCTGTATCGAACATGCAAGAATGGTCTCTTCGCGTTCTTACCTAAAATCTGGTCGTATACTGTAGTAGAACCAGCTGGTACTAATAGTCCGTTGATACGGCCTGAGTTAGCTCCAGTAGGAAGACCACCACGCATAGTTGGGTCATTTAAGTATTTCCAGTCAGACTTGTAGAAGTCATATCCTCTACGGAATCCAGTGAATCCAAGGTTTAATGCCATTTCTTTGTCATTGTCAAATAAACCATAAGATGTTCCACCAGCTCCATAAGAGTTTTGAGCTGCTAACATATCATCAATATCAAAGCTAAATTCTCTATCAACGAAAATTACATTTTCCTCAATAGAACCTTGCTTATCTAAACGCGAGATTACTGCATCAAAGTCAGCTAGTGCAGCTGGGTTTCCACCGCCCCACACATTTCCACGATTTTCAACTACATAGAAGATACCTTCAGAACCTTTGTTCCCTACATCTCCTCCAGCTGCGATTGCTCCTGACGCAGCTTCTGCTGGTACAGCTTCAATCATTGCTGTTTCTAAGTAGTCGTCAAAACGTAGACGAGTTTCGTGCTCTGATTTAAGATACCATAAGTATCCAGATGCTCCGTTTTCAGTAGTTACTTCTACCCATCCAATTTGCGCCATGTCAGACCCGCTTACAGCGTATTTGTCTTTGATGATAATTGGAGAGTTATCAAAGATAACGTCATCAGCTTCTAATGAGCCTACCATTCCACTAGTTCCTTTTTTAAATTCAGAACCATAAATAAACACTGTTCTTGTAAGTCCAGCTGCACCAACTTGTCCAGCTGCTTCATAATAAGCTACATCAAAAGTTGCTGCTCCCGTATTCACGGCTGTAACAATACCTTTGTTTAATCCAGCTCCTGCATTATCAGAGATAACAACAGTCTGTCCTACTCTAATTGCAATGCTTCCAGTACCAGGTACTAATGCATCACCTACTGTGATTGTAGCTGTATCGTCACCAGCTGCTCCTGCTGATGCACAGTTAGTATATTTAGTGTGTAATCTTCCTTGCTCTGCCCATTTGATAAGGTCAGAATTAGAAGGCATCTCTGCTCCTACTAAACGTAAGAAAGATGCGATTGTACGATTTCCATATCGCTCAAACTCTTTTTCATAAGTATCAGGTAAATACTGATTTAAGAAATCAAAGTTTGTAATGTAGTTAGTTGCCAAAGGCACCTGTTCTGCACTCGGTTGTAAAGCAAACCCAGGGGTTGCTTGAACTGCTCCTGCCATAATAATTAATTTTTAAAATTTATTTTCGTTTAATACTTCTTATTTTTAAGCCGCGTCCCGAATCAGGGTTAACTGACTTAACTTGAAATCCTCCTTTATTAGTTACTTCAGGTGCTCTACGCTCGCTCATATTTATATTTTTAGTTTTGCGTATTACATCTTCAGTAGCCTCAGACTTGCCTTGCTCATAAAAGAACTTAGCAAATTTGTCAGGATTCATTGCAATTGATAAAGCTCGATGGTATCCGGCAGCATCACTAACCAAACCTTTATCATCCAAATACTTATTTATAAAGTTCATTGGAGTTTCTTGGCTCTTCTTGATTGTCTGCACATCACCGGGAGAGAAGGTTACTGTTTTGTCGTCAAGCACGAAATCAAAACCTTTGAAATCTTCAGTAAAAACTTTATCGGTTTCTTTTAAAAACCAATTACGTTTTGCCTCACTTTCCTGTTGTTGAGTTTTAACAGATTCTAAATATTGCCTATACTCTTGAAGTTCTTCATTGTTGCTCTGAGAATCAACAACCGGTCTTGACTCAAGTGGTTGTTTGTATAATTCTTTTTGCTCATTAAAATACTTCTTTGCTTTAGCAATAGTTTTCTTTTTTGCTAATTTTGTTTTTTTAATTACAGATTCTTCATCTAGTTCTTCATCCCAAGAATAATCCTCCATTAGAGAATCAATATCTTCAGCGTCTAAACCTTCGCCTTCTGTAACTGTCAAATACTCTCTTAGCAAAGAATCAGGATTCATAGCACTAAAGTCTCTTTGTAATTTTACATAGTCTTCAATACCTCTTCCCGTTTCTTTTTTATACTTAAAGTAAGCCGCAACATCTTCTGGAAGCTGTTCAGCCTCTTCTCTTGTTGCATTTAATTCATCTAATGAATTAATTTCCTTACCATATCTTTTTCCAATATATGAAAGAACGTCTTCTTCTGATAACTCTGCCTGCTCTTGAACTGGCTCTGGTGTTTCTTCAGAAGTTTCTTCTGCTTTAGGAGTGTCTTTAACGACACTCTCTTCAGCAAAATCCATTTTTATCTGAGGAGTTTGTTCTGTTGTCTCGTTAGAGTCATTAAACTTTTCCTCATGTTTTTCAAGAAGCTCTTGTTCAACCTCTTGTACTGATTTTTCTTCAACGGCATCTACCGCTCGTACTTTTAATTCCATTTAATTTAATTTAGATTACAAATTTAGTTAAAATATTAACGCTCATTATCGAGGTGAAAACTCAGATAAATCAAAGCCATCTAGGCTATCTTCATTAGACTCAAAATTCTGTGGAGGTAAATTATTTTTACGTTGTGAAATCAATTTACTCTGTTCAGTATTTTGTTGACTAATTCTATTAGACTTAGCTTTCTCTCTTGAATCTTCTCTGTTTGATAAAGACTGCTCAGTCATACCACGCAATTGTAAGCTATAGTTAAACTCTTGTTGCATTAATTGAGATTTAAGCTGTGCTTCTGCTTTTTGTTTTTCAATTTCAAAAGCTATCTCAGCTTGCTTCACTTTCATCTTAGACTGAGTTTCAAGTTCTATCTTTTGCATAGCTGTTTGTGAAGCCATCTCTTGAGACTTGAGTTGTTGTTGAGCTGTCATAGCCTGCTTTTGCATAGCCATCTTTTCGTCACGCTCCTGTTTAGCAAGTCTCTTAACTTTTAATAGTTGATTAGCAAGTTTAAGATTTTTAATCTCGCGGATATCAATAGCATCCTCAAGATTAATATCTTGTTTAGATAAAGCCATCTGTATGTTCTGTTCGAGCATAGCTTTTTGTTCTTCATCTGGAGATAGTTCTATAAATACACCGAAGTCATAAATATATAAGTCAGATATTTCCCCAAGTATACTTACGTTGTACTTACCAATCTTATTTATAAAGTCCTCCTTAAAGTCCGCATACTCTAAAATATCTGCGATACGATAAGTCAAAGCTTCCGATAAACTTCTGTATATGTATAGACTTCCATCTAATATATGTCTTGTTGCTGTATTTGAATTTAATGCAGCTAACTTTTGAACACCAACTAAAGCATCTGGAGATGGTGTAGAACCGTCTCTCGCTTCATTTAAGCCTGTTACAGAGCGAATCATACCTAGGTAATGGTTATAGTTAGCTATAAGCATTTGTGTCTTAGAAGCTCCGGAACTGCTCGTAAGCTGTTGTATTGGAACTTTGCCTTGATTGTATTCTCCGTCTTGAGTATAACTTCTACCAACTACACTACCAGTTTGGAAGTATAGCCTTAATGCATCCGAAGGGTCATATGCCGCTCCTGTCCCCAGGTCAACTTCATTCAATCCATCGGCATCAATATAGACTCCATCAGGTACAGTTCTAGCAATAACTTGCTGCAACTTTAAATGAGTTATCTGTATTAAATCAGCAAAAGGAATCATTCGTCTTACTAGAGACTCAATAACTCCTTTGTACATTCTTGGTGCTACGGCAACATAATTTGGTAAGGCGTGCTGAGAAGAAGACTTTGGTCTAACCATATTCTCTGCAAGTTCCCACTTGAGAATAATATTAGTTCCCATAACCATCACCCCATCATACCATACATCAATAGTCTTTTCTATTTTTTCAAACTTCCCGTCTTCCATCATTTCTTGTGGAGGATTAAAAGTGTCGTCTTTCTCTATCATCTTAGAACCACCGCCCTCAAGTATTCTTTTCTTATAAACCATCTTCTTAGTGGTTTTATAATTGAAATACATTAATGTACAAGTGTCTCTGTAAAAAATATCATTCTCATAAAACTGAGCTACATTATAATAGTCATACCAACTCTGACTGTATTTAGATATTTCTTCTAAATCTTCACGAGTAATGCTGGGGTCTATCTTTAATAGTTCAGCAATAGGTAAAGTTTTAATCTCACCCCAATAAAAACAATCCTTAAAATGAGGGTCTTCAGTGTAGCTGTACACGACATTAGCCGGGTCTACATACGATATTTGAACTCCAGCTCCAGGTAAGAACTCGTGTTTTGCAACAGACATACCTATAACTGTAGAGTCATAGTCTATTTGTTTGCGAATATCATCATAATGATTTTCAGAAAACATAGTATCTATTGCCTCTTCCTCCGCA